ATCATCGACTACAGGGGATGGCTGGTGTCGAGCAGCAGCTGGCGAGGCGGCTGGCATCGTATCATCAACCCGGTGAATAACCAGATACGGACGGTACCTGACATCTTCATCATCAGCATTAACGGACAACCAATATATCTTTAGAATATGACAAACAAGAAAAAACAATACAAGATGACTCGGGTGGGCACCAAGGAAGACTACGAACAGTATATCGTGGCACCTTGCTCGGTTCAGGACGCCGTGTCGGACGGCAGCCAGTCGGAGGTGCTGACGCACTACGACAAGGACTCCTACTACCCTGATCCGCGCGACGTGACAACCAAGACCATCAGCGTTGGCGGACGAGAATATGAATATGTGGTGTGGGGTGACGACGACATGCTGCCGTACCACCTGCAGGACAAGAACCACCAGAACATGGTGGTGTCGCAGTGCATGGCGTTCAATACGCAGGTGTGCTACGGCCAGGGGCTGCAGTTCGTTGACCGCGAGACGGACGAACGTGCCACGGACGCGCAGATACGTGACTTCTGCCTGCATAACTCCCTGCACATGCAGTTCCTGGCGCAGGCATTGGACATGAAGCAGTATTACTTTTCCGTACTGGTCATCAACCTGTCACGTGACGGCAAACAGATAGTGCGGCTGCGACATCGTAAGGCCTGTGACTGCCGCTTCACGTTGAAGAACAAGAAAGGCAGGATCGAGCATGTGCTGATAGGCGACTTCAGCCAGTCGGTACCGAAGACGGTGGAGGTGATACCGCTGTTAGACGATACAGACCCACTGGGTGACCTGATGGTGCGCATGGGCAAGGAGTTTGACCCGGATACAGGCGAGAAACACAAGCCGACAAAAGACCGTAAGTTCGCCGTACGCTGCTACGTGCCGTATATGGATAACGGCTACTACCCGACGCCACACTACACCAGCATCTACCGCGACTACTGGTATGATATCTACCGACTCATAGGCTCAGGCAAGCGAGCGATGATCAAGAACACGTCGGCACCTCGCTGGCAGGTGGAGGTGCACCGCAACTACTGGCAGAACCTGTGTAACGAGGAGAATATCACCGACCCGAAGAAACGGAAGGAGCGCATCAAGCAGGAACGGGACAATATCACGGAGTTCTGCACGAACCCAAAGAATGCCGGCAAGACATGGGTAACCACCTATGACATGTCGCTGGAAGGCAAGGAGGTGCGCATGGTGCGTATCTATAACCTCATGGCCGGCGGCAAGAAGGAGGGTGGCGACTGGAGCGACGACATCCAGGAGGCGTCGAACTCCCTGTGCTTCGCCATGGGCGTCCATCCTAACATGGTGGGTGCCGTTCCTGGCAAGAGCCAGATGAACAACTCCGGATCCGACAAACGGGAGCTGTTCGACCTGAAGCAGTCGCTGGAAAAAGTATTTCACGACATCATGGAGGTGCCTTACCACCTGATGCTGCATTATAACGGACTGGATGAGCGGTTCACCGTCCGCGTCCCGGTGATTAACCTGGTGACGCTTGACAAGAGCGAGTCCGGTACCGAGGAAAGTGTCAACCAAACTAAATAGAACCATGGACATAGAGATTACAAAAGATGACTTTGAGCTGGCAGTGCCAGTAGCCAGGAGTGTGAAGGATCATGTGTTCAGAACGCTCTATGTGATTATCCACGCCACTTCTGACCGGCTGCAGGAGGAGATACTCGGTGAAGCCGGGTGTGAGGCGATAAAGAGTGAAAAAGACAGTCTTCTCGCCTCCTTGTTCAAGCAATATGTGTGCATAGATGCCTTTATCCGTGAGATGCGCGGCCTTGACGTGGTGCTGACATCGACGGGCTTTGGTGTGGTGAGCACGAACGACACTGCACCGGCTTCGAAACAACGTGTCGATGCCGTGGAGGGTGAGCTGCGAGTAAAACGTCTGCAGACAAAAGACCTGTTGCTCCTTGAACTGTTCAAAGTCAAGGGGTGGTCTGACAGTCCGCAACGGCTGATACTGGTACCTACGCTGTTCATGTTCTCCATGCTGAAGGAGATGGCCGGTATCGGCCGTCCGAAAGAAGAGGACTGGAGCGCAGCACAGGTTCAGCTGACTGATGCAGACCTCTTCCTGCGCGAACATGTCAGTGACGACTATATGGATGAGCTGCTGCAGGAGCTGTGCTCTGACAAACTGTCTGATGCTAATCGTGTTCTGGTATATAAGATACGTAGGTTCCTTGGGATGAAGATCCAGGGGAATCATGCTGCTGCCATGGCGTATTACCGCGACATCATCAACACCATGGAGCGTGACCTGGAGCACTACCAGACCTATGCCGGCAGCTCTGCCTACGAACTAAACCACCTGAAGCCTTATGAGAACACAGCAGAGAAATCAGCCTTCCACTGGGTCGGATAGCGTGTTACGCCTGAGCTGTCCGCAGTCGTGGAAGGAGATGACTCAGGAACAGCTGCAGCTGACGCTCAGGCTGATGGCAGAGGGCTGTAAAGGAGTGGATCTGCGTACCAGGCTGCTCATCCATTTCACAGGTCTCACCATCCACAAGAAGAGTGGATTCGGCTGGCAGTGCTCTGTCAACGGTCGGCCTTGTCTGCTGAAGACTTGGCAGGTGCAGTCGATGATCAAACAGCTGGAGTATGTTGACAGCCACGAAGAGATGGATGTGCGGTTGGAGAGTGTCCAGGGCTTCAAGGCTGTTGACATCTGGCTGCATAAGGTCCCTTTCAAGAACTACCTGATCATGGAGAAGTACTACCAGCTGTATATCGGTGACCCGAAACCGGAGTACTTGGTAAAGCTGGCAGGACTGCTGTATAATGATGGCATCAGGCAATTGGATGCCACCGAGGAACTGGCTGTCATCCTTTGGTATGGCTCCGTCAAACACAGGTTCGCCAGGATCTTCCACCATTTCTTCAGAACCACTGACGGCCAAGCAGTGAAGCCTGTGGCATGGGTGGAACAGATGAATGCTCAGATCAGGGCACTGACTGGAGGGGACGTGACGAAAGAGGAGACCATCCATGCCATTGACTGCTGGAGAGCACTGACGGAACTCGACGCGAAGGCTGCTGAAGTGCAGGAAATGAAAAGAAAATACCCTAAAAACAATTGATTATGGAACAGTTTGACGCTCTTGCCTATTTCTTCAGGATGGCTGAACATAACAAGCTCGTTAGGAACAAAGGATTCTACCTCGGCTATTGCAGCGGTCCCGGCGGACTGCAGGAGGTGATGAACGAATACCGGGATGCAGAGAACTTCATCCTGATTGACGACACGACGTCAGGCAACACCTTCTCAAACAAGGTGGGATGGTTCGAGCGGAACGTGTATTGCGTGAACATCATTGCCGGCTATGAGCACGGCAACGCACATGACTATAACAGCAAGCTCAGACTCTGCAGGCGCATCTTCCGGCAGCTGTTGAGCCGACTGATACACGACAAGGAGAACTACACGTACGGGCAGGCACTCATGTACCTGAACACACAGGCTATCTACAGCCACGAGTTCGGACGCTACTCGTTCAACGGTGCCACAGGCCTGTTCTTCCAGGTCCAGAACGATGAGCCTACGTGCCTGTGCTATAACCCTGATGACTGGGAGGAGTAGGCTATGAGTATAATGAAAAGACTGATAGAGGAGCGTGGGAAGTACCGACGGAGCAGGAACTCCGGAGCCCGACACTACTATTCCGAGCTGGAGCGCTTCGAGCGTGACTGGACGAAAAACATGGGTACCTACTGGAGGGAACGCATGGATCTGCTGGGCATCAACGACACACATACGCTCTATAACTCCATCCAGGGTATTCTGCATCCAGGACCTCCAACGACCATCGAACACTCGTTCATGATCTACGGAAAGTATGTGTCAGACGGCGTGGGACGAGAGTTTGGCGATGGCTATACCGACTCCATGGGACGCACCTACAACAGTAACCGTGGCGGAGAGGGTACATGGAACGACGGACAGCTGCCGTTCCTGCTGCCCGGTGGTGAGGACTATAGAGAGAGACACGGCCTGGACAGTCCGAAGAAGGTGGGACCGGCATGGGGCGGACGTGTGGCCGGCGGTCATCCTCGTATGCCGAATGACTGGTTCTGGCGTAAGTACTATGCGAGCCGCATGGTGCTGAACGAGGTGGAGGCAGCCTATTACGGTCAGGCTTACCAGGGTATGCTGACTGTCACCTTGGAGAGTCTTCTGGGTCCGAGAATGGGTGGCCAGCGGATGGCTGTGTAGTTTTATATGGCGTATCTATTGAGTAATTTCGCAGAAAAGAAATAAGGATGGCAGACCTATCACAAACATACGACAACCTGTATCAGGAGCTGTGTGGCATCCGCGACGAGCGTGCTATGCACAGTAACACGGCAACACGTGTCGGCAGTGCCTTGATTGAACTCCTCGACTATGCCAAGATAGCTGCTGACACGGCTGCTCAGAGCATGAGCGAGGACAAACTGCAGGGCTACTTGGATGATCATGGCTACCTGAATGAAAACAGTCTCTCTGCATGGTCATGGTGGGGCGCACATGCCGTAAATGGTGTGGTCAGCGGTGACATGACCAGCGTTGGCAGCATCACCATGTCCGGACGATTGACTATCGGAGGCATCATAATCGAATATGACTCTGGACACCAGGCTCTGAAGTTCAACGGCAGTATCTATACTACTGGCGGCGTGACAGCACTCGATGCTGACGGTCAAGGTGGCGGAGGTGGCGGCGGAGCCTCTGTACTGAACGATCTCGATGACGTCAATACAGACGGCGCTGTGTCTGGCCAGGTGCTGGGATATGACGGGACAGGGTGGAAGCCTGTGGATGCCTTGAACAGTGCTCAGCTGGCTGATTATCTGACGAGCAACGGATATGCCACACAGCAATGGGTGCAGCGACAAGGCTTCCTTACTTCTTCAGCACTTACAGGCTATGCCACGCAACAGTGGGTCAGTAATAACTACTACATCAGCGGAGGGACGATACATCTGCTCAACCAGAGTATCACACCTCTCACATCGTCTGCACTCAATGACTATGTGCCAAAAAGTGGTACAAAATGGTGGGGACAGTCGCTGAATAGT